GGCGGCGCAAGCTAAAGTGCAACAGACTTTAAAACCTTTTGCAGGGCTTACGGATGAGGAGATTCAGAAGGCTTTGGGTGTAACGCCTGAGAGCTCCAACTGGAACATGGTCATGGTGCTCGAATGGGCAAAGAAGATTGAAACCGCAATACTGGAGAAAAACAATGGATGATGATATTCAAGACTACATGCGCCCTTGGAAAGGGTTGACAGAAGACGAAGCAATTGAGCTTTTGCCTATTGGTGATTGGGAAATTGAATCTACTTTAGTGTTTGCTCGAGCAATTGAAGCCAAACTCAAAGAGAAGAACACATGATCAAGTACGAGGGCTATGACGAAGCGATCATTGGCCCCGCCATGATCTGGCGTGATCGACAACAGGTTCAGGTACTCGTGTACGACGCCGAAAAGATAAGGGAAATACTCATGCGTGATGGCATAACCGCCGAAGAAGCAAGAGAGTACATAGAGTTCAACATTGAGGGTGGCTACCTAGGAATTACAACTCCTGTGTTGGCTTGGTCTCAAGACTTTTGGGACGAAGAATGACTGAGCAAGAAACGATTGCAGAGCTACAGGTCAAGGTGCAAGAACTTGAGTCAAAGCTGAAACACGCCACAGTAAAAGCCGCAAACCTTGAGAAACAAAACAAAGAATTCAAGCTAACTATCAAGGACATGGATAGAAGAATAATGAGGGGACTGAAGGACTGATTGCATACAAACACAAAGATCCGTTAAACTTTGGGTTAAAGGAGTGCAGTGATGGCCAAGAAACCAAAGAGTCTTTCCAGCGACCCAGTCGCCGATGTGACAGGTAAGCCGCAAACAAAAGAGGTGACCAAGACAGGCAGACCTTCCAAGTACACGGATGAGCTAGTCAATACCATCTGTTTACGTATAGCAGAAGGGGAAAGTCTGAACAAAATATGCAAAGACGAGAAGATGCCAGACAAGGCGACCGTGTTCCGTTGGTTGGTGAACGATCAAGTCTTTTGCGACAAATACGCACGTGCGCGTGAACTTCAGGCTGAGACGCAGTTTGATGAATTGATCGACATCGTTGACCAACACCCTGATTTAGCTCACGTCATAGGCAAAAACGGTGAGGTGATCGAGGTCAAGTTCGATTCTTCCTACGTACAGTGGATGAAGCTTAGGGTTGACACCCGCAAGTGGACAGCCGCTCGCATGGCGCCTAAGAAGTACGGTGAGCACAAGCAGGCTGAACAAGAGTTCGATCCGATGGTCATTGACGTGGATGTGAAGAAGATGATGGACGTTGCCCTTAAGCGTCTTGAGATGTCACGGATCAATTGATGAGCGAAACAAGAATCATCAGTGATGCTGAGGCCAATCAACTTACCGCGGAACTCTTAAAAGAAGTCCAACAGAAAGCCAGCCCCTACTGGCGTATAGCCATTGCAAAGCGCTCAGAATGGCTTACAGGCGCTTTTGATCACCAGAAGCCCCCAGAGGGTGAGCCTTGGGGTGAAGAAAAGCAATGGGGAATATGGCTCATGTTAGCTGGCCGAGGCGCCGGCAAGACCCGTACCGCGGCTGAACAGCTTTGGTGGTGGGCATGGGAGAACCCCAAAACCCGATGGCTCGTGTCAGCTCCTACGTCTATGGACGTTAGGGGTACGTGTTTTGAGGGTGAGTCAGGGCTGATGGCTGTGATCCCACCTGCGTTGATACGAGACTACAACAAAGCCCTACATGAAATTGTCCTAATCAACGGGAGCCTGATCAAAGGTATCAGCGCCAGCGAACCTGATCGCTTCCGTGGTGGCCAGTATCACGGCGCATGGCTGGACGAGCTGGCCGCTTGGGATTACCTTGACGAAGCGTGGTACAACATCCAGTTCGCCGTGCGTCTAAAGAAGGACGACGGTAGGACGCAGATCATTGCCACGACTACCCCACGTCCCAAAGACCTGATCGTAGAGCTCATAGGGCGTGAAGGAGACGACGTAGCGCTCACCACGGCATCTACCTATGTCAACCTAGAAAACCTTGCGCCAAGCTTCAAGAAGCAGATCCTCGCCTTTGAAGGAACCCGCATAGGACGTCAGGAAATCCACGCGGAGCTCATAGACCCCGAGGAATCAGGTATCGTCAAGCGCGAGATGTTTAAGCTTTGGGCGCCCAACAAGGCGTTCCCCAAGTTCGAGTACATCCTACAAAGCTACGATTGCGCCAGCTCAGAGAAGACTGTCAACGATCCAACAGCGTCCATCACGTTCGGCGTGTTCAAGCCACTAGACGGCCCCATGTCCGCGATGGTGATCGACTGTTGGCAGGATCGCCTGCAATACCCAGACCTACGCCCCAAGGTGATTGAGGAGTACGACGTGGTGTACGGCGAGGGCAAAGAGAAGAAGCGCATAGACCTAATCCTTGTGGAGGACAAGTCCTCGGGCATAGCTCTTATACAAGACTTGCAACGAGCGCACCTGCCTGTTCGGGCGTACAACCCCGGTCGGGCTGACAAGATCCAACGCCTGAACATCGTGTCCAACATCATCGCCGCTGGGCGTGTATGGATCCCTGAGAGCGGCGTTAGGAGGGGCTACGTCAAGGACTGGGCTGAGGGCTTCGTGTCCCAGATCTGTAGCTTCCCTGACTCAACCCACGACGACTTTGTGGACGCCTGCACCCAAGGCTTGCGGTTCCTACGCGATGCTGGCTGGCTGGACATCGATGGCGCCCCAAGGGACGACTATGACGAGGACGACTACTTGGACAGTGGCATGGCTAAGAAGCGCGAGAACCCATATTCACAATGATGGACGAACTCCAACACCCAAGGTATCATTGGGCTAACAGCAACTCAGCGGGATAAGCCATGGCTGACGAAAACAAACCAGCGTTCTACCCACGAGTTGGGAACATTAGGAATAAGAACTTCAAGTCGGCTCAGCCAATGCCGTTCATTGATGACGAACGTGCGATGGAGCTTCCGCAGTACAGCGAGTTCATCCCTAAGCTTGGAACGGTTGACCTTAGCGTCCCTACTAAAGAGAACCGAGAGCTGAACAGACGCATTACCCAACGTGACGCTGACCTCATGCGCCAAGTGCAGGCTGACAGGTCTTTCCCTGAGAAGCTGGCTGGTGGCTTACAGGCTGGTAGGTTGATGGGTTCAGCCCTCGCTCAATCTGTTGCTTCAATCCCTACAGCGATCACCAAGGGCGGTAAAGCCGCTGAGGAGTACATCGCCGAGAACATGTACAAGCCTACACAGCCCTTGGCGTATGAGTACGCTGGTGACATTGGCGACTTCCTTGAGAAGCTCGAGACACAGTACAAGATCCCACCAGTGCTACCCGAGGCGATGGCTTTGCAGTACTTGACAGGCCCCGCCACAGCCCAAGCCATGAGAACAGCAGGCAAGGGAGCAGAGCAGGCTGGCAGAGCGATTGAGCGCCGTATGGAGCCCGTTGTCAGGGGAGCCTTAGAGCAAGGCGGTCTACCTCGAGAGATGGTCATGGCGATGGGCGCTAACACGCAGTCCAACGTGATCAAGCCCAAGGGTGGTAACTGGCTCCGTGGTGATGTTGAAAAAGCTCTTGATCCTTTGCTTGCACAAGGCATGATCAATAACCGCAACATTCCTTATGGCCCAGAATTTGATCTTGCTATCCGCCAACGTATTGAAGATTTAAAACAAGCCGCAAGCCAGCCAGACTACAAGGGTGGCGCAGGAAGGGTTGCCGAGCATCTTGAAAGAGAGATGGAAAACCCAAGAACAAATGAAGTTGCTTTGAACAAATGGATTCAAAGTAACTTGACCAACTATGTCAAGAAGGAAATGGGCACGCCTGAAGACCCAGTGCGTAAGCTGGCAGAGCAAGGCATCAGCCATTTGCCTAGAGACTTGCAAAACATTGAGATGACTTGGACGCCTGAAGAGTTGGCTAAAACACGCAAGCGTTTTGGATTTCCAGAAGAAGAAACCGCAACAAATCCAACTGCCAAGATGTGGGAGCAGATGGCTGACGAAATGATTGCTCCAAGCAGAGCTACAGAATTTGGGGAAAAAGCAAGACAGCAAAACCCTTGGCTTGAAAAATTAAACCCCTATGACACGGTCTACGAAACAATGCGTGGGATGCCTCAAGCTCTAAAATTTGACCATATTGTTGACGTGCTTAGGCAAGACGTAGCCTCTGGTCGCATCCGCCCTGAGCAACTGAACAAGGTCAGCATGGAGCAGGCTGTACGCCGCACCTTTGAGTATGACCAAGAGCTTGCACGTAAGATGAACGAGGCTCGTGCTACATCTCGTGCCGAGTTACCTGTTTATAAAGATTATCCAGAAGGCTTTAAGTGGGTGGAGCTGAACCGCCCCGGCGACTTTGCCGCAGAGTCAGACGCCATGGGACACTCAGTTCGTGGGTATGAGCCACCAAAAGGGCATCCTGATTGGGTAGAGGGTTCTAGTGATAGCGGTAGTTCATCATATGGTTTAGGTGGATGGGAAGCCATAAAAAGTGGCGATGCAAAAGTTTACTCATTAGTTGATGCCAAAGGCGAGCCTCATGTTACCGTTGAGGTTGGCAAAGCAAGACCAACTCAAGCCGACATTGAAAAGCAACCTCAAGAAGTGCAAGACGAATTTACAAGGCGTTTTGACAATTGGGTATATGGCATTGATTACAGACCAAGCCCAGAAGAAATAAAGCGCGAAACTGAACTTTTGTTTAAGGACATGAAAATTCCTACAAATGAACAAATTGTTCAAATCAAAGGCAAGGGCAACGCCAAGCCCAAAGACGACTACCTGCCATTTGTTCAGGATTTCGTTAAAGGCGCAAATTGGTCTGATGTTGGAGACCTAAAAAACACAGGCTTATACAGAGCCGACCCTGACGAGCTTGGTATGTTTATTCCTACTGATCCAAGACTGCAACACATGCCGGGACGCAGGTCAGAAGATTTTCATAGAGCTAAAGAAGCTGGCTTGTTTGGTGAAAACAAATATCTAACACGCAATGAATGGGAAGACATCCTGCGCAAACAAATTGAGTCTGAGTCTGGCCCTCTCCCGCCTTTGCCAGACGAAGGCATGAAGCGTGGAGGCAAGGTCTCCATCTCCAACAACCCTGACACTATGATGCTCGAGGTGAACAACCAAAAGATGAAGAACGGTGAGCCAGCTTATGCAGGTGGCAAGCTCATAATCGGCAAGGGTTTGAAAGCGGCTAAGCCCCCAAAGGTTGAAATCCCACGCATTGCCATGCAGTTTGGCAACGACCTTGAGCTGAACATGAACGAGGTTGAGAACTTGGCAAGGCGCTATCCTTCGGTGGATCGCATCAACATGAACTACAAGGACGTCACAAAGCGCGTCCCAGAGCTCACAGAAGCCGCTCAGAAGCTTCAAGCAGGTGAGCTTGACCGTGAGACCTACGCCAAGCTTGTGCAGGCTCTGAAGCCCGTTAAGCCCTACGACTTTGTACCCAAGCCTGCCACAGCAGAAGAAGCTAGGGGAGCACTGAAGGAAGATGCACGAGATACATACGGCATTCCATCCCAAACGCTTAAGGCTGGGCACCCAGTGGGTTTACGCTTGGACATCCCTGCCTACACAAACAAAGGTGTGTGGGTGCCCACTGTCCACGAGCAGGACTCTGGCTTTGGTGCAGGCAAGAAGATTGGTCACGAGAGCGTAGCCTCCGTGCTCAACCCTGAGTTCGGCATGTCTGAGAAAGCGGCTCTGAGCATTGCAAGCGGCAAGCCCAAGGGAACCATAGCAACGATCAAGGGTGATTGGAACCCAACGAGCGAGGCGGACATTATTGCCAAGGCTAAGGAGTATCTGAAGCACCCAGAGTGGCGTCAGGTTGGCATGGATCCAGAGCGTCACAGCTACTTCTATGATCGCGAGACCATGGCGCCTGTGATCAATGCTGAGGAGGTCATTCAGATCGGCCCCCTCGTGCTGGCAAAGAACCCCAAGTTTGGCAAGCCTGAAGACTTCAAGTACGCCAAGGGCGGCTTGGCTCACATGAAAGAGGGCGGTTCAGAAGACGACGCTAAGCCCTACTTCGGCGGTGCTGGCACAAAGAAGTACGCCCCTGCTAAAAAGCGAGCTGAGGACGCAGACGTCAACCTGCTCAAAGATCCGCGCACCTACGCCACTGTCGCTGGCTTCATGGGCGAACGTCCAGATGAGATGGGCTTTAGCGTCTTGCACCCTGACTACCAAGGCGTTAGAGAAGCGGCTGATCCTGCGTTCTATGCTGGTACAGCGTTAGGCGTTGCCCCAATGATGAAGGTGTTAAAAGCGCCAGCCATGGCGTTAGGCAGAGCTGGTGAGAAGCTTGCTGAGAATGTTGTTCCGCAGATCATGGAGCGTGGTGGCGTTGGAGCTGACATTCTTGGTGGGCTGGCGCAGGGTACACGCTCAAACATCCACTTGCCACACACTGAAAAGAGCCCCGATCCCACAGTGGGAACACGCTATAAGCGCACAGACATTGGCGGCTTAGTTCCACGCAAAGATCTGGACATTGAGAAGCTTGACAAGTCCAGCGTGAAGGTTTTCCCTTGGGATGCATCTGACCGCAACAAGCTTGTGACTGAAGTCAGTGACATACCGTTGACCAATCCTGTGTTGCTAGAAGGTGGCGACAACTACATGCGTGACATCAAGCACGTCAAGAAGCGTATTGCTGGCGCTTCTAACGAAGGTATTGCAAACCGCATTCAGGATCGTATTGACCAAGCCTCCGTAGAGAACCAGATTCTTGGTGGCACTGGAAAGGTTTTTGGCTTCCCCATCCGTATGGCTGACAAGGCTGAACATGCGTCAACATTCCCAACTGACATTGCGATGGACTTGCTTAAACAGGGTAACCTCAGCAGAAAAGAGCTAGATGACCTGACCAATGAGTTGCGTGGCATGTCTTTTGAAGCTAAAGGCAAAGGTTACTTCCAGAACGTCGCGCCAATTGATTCGCCTGAGTTCTTGGTTCAGCTTCGCGAAGGCATCAAGGGCAACAAGGAAAAAGGCATTACGTCTGTTACGGACATGAATTTGCGTCGGGCACTGATGGATCGCCTGAGCCAAAAGAAGTTTCAAAAGCGCCTTGAGTACAACTATCCAGACCTAATCGGATCTGTCATTGCAGACGAGCTTAAAGGCGTCCCAAAGGGATGGGTTGGCAACGTATCTGCTGAGCTTGATCCGTTTAGCAAGATCCGACCATCCAAGTCTTCAACCTACTCGCATGACTTTGGCGGCAAGTATTACGCATCTATGCCAAACATGCCTGTAGAGTTTTTGATGCCAAACACATTTGAAGGCATCTATCGTGAGATGAAGGCGTTGTACCCAAGCGCAAAGCCAGAAGCGTTGCGCAACATGGCTATTGGAGCTATGGAGAAGCGCAAGGAAAATATCTCTGAGATGATCGGCCCTCGCTCCATCGATGCCGTCAAGCTCTACCAAGAAGGCTTGAAGCAGGGCGAGTTTGATCCTAACGACATCAAGCAGATCTATGATTACATGCGTAGGAAGAAGTTTCAGCTTAAGCTTAAAGACGGCGGAACCGTTAAAAAGCCAGCAGGAGCTGTCAAGCAACCAGCCGCCTACATTGATGGCAGTGAGTTCGTAGAAGCCGCTCAGAAGTACGGCATCAAGGACAGCATGAACAACCTCAACAAGATCGTAGACCTTGTCAACAAGGGCTTGTCAGTAGATGACGCGGCGCGTCAAGTTGCTGACAGTGGTATGCACAAAGCCGCTGGTGGTGCTATCACTGGTGACGATCTGATCTTAGAGGAGAGACCGCTATGAGTTTACTTCGTGGACTAGCTGACATCGGCGTACAAGCCACAAAGAAAAAACCCTTCTACTCCGCTGTGGATGAGACGCTTGCTAACCTCAAGCGCAACAAGGGTACAGGCGCTGAGTTTCTAACCGAAGTCATGAAGACCAAGGGCGTTAAGCCTGCGGAGATTGCTGATCGTAAGCTTGAGCAGGCGTTCAAGGACAAAGGCAAGATGACCAAGCAAGAGGCTCAGCAAGTCTTAGCTGATAACCCTCCACCTCAAGTTAGTGAGCGCCATCTTACAGAGATCAGTGACACCGAGCGCGATGACTTGTTACGAGACAGGATCGAGACTTCTGGATATGACTCATGGGATGAGGTTCCTAGTCGTGTAATACGGAAATGGAACGAAGAGATTGATGAAGATCTTGAGAAGTACAGTGAATACAAAACCGCTGGTGGTGAGAACTACCGCGAGATGTTATTGAAGTTACCTAAACTAGACACATCAAAAGGCGACAACAACTATTGGTCAACTCATTTTTTGCAAGACCCTAATGTTTTAGCGCACATGCGTGTGCAAGACAGGCTTATTCCCCAGCCCCCACAAAAGGGCTTCTATGTTGTCAACAATACGTCTGGCAGGAAATCACAGATGTTTAATACGCCTGAAGAGTTGCAGGCTTATGTTGAGACTTTGCCTGAGAACATACGCAACAACGTAACGATGGCACAGGGTGAGCAAAAGACTCCGCCTAAAAAGATCTTGCAGGTTGAAGAGATCCAATCTGACTGGCATCAAACTGGTCGCAAGAAGGGATACAAGCCCGATGACTACATAGAGCAAAGCAATGCGCTTGAAAAAGAATTTAAAGATTTAGTTAACAAGCGCGGTCAACTTCGTGATGAAGCTGAGCGCATAGGTTATCGAGGCGAAGGACACAGAGCCTTAGTTGATGAGGCAAACATCATCACCCCCAAGCTCATGCAGTTGCAAGAGCAAAGGGACGAGTTGCAGAACATCATCAATTACGGTGTACCTGACGCTCCATTTAAAAAGAACTGGCACGAGCTGGCTATGAAACGCCTACTTAACTACGCCGCTGAGAATGGATACGACAGTATTGCAATCTCGCCGGGTGCCGAGCAATTCAGGCGCTACGGCAGTGAACGCATCGATTGGAAGAAGAGCGACGACGGTTGGACTGTAGGAGCCAAAGAGCAATACGGTGGCGGATACGGCAATGAAGACATTGAAAATCTAGCTCGTGATCGCGGTATATTGCTTGAGAGGGGTGGCGATCCAGTCAAGACAAAAGAAGACCTGCACCGAATCATGAGCATAGTCATGCGTCGTGATAACACTAAAGAGCAAATAGATAAGCTCACGAACCGCGTATGGGATCGTATGCAGACGGAACCAGAAGGTACATCCTTACCCCGAAAGGAAGGTATGGAAGGCTTTTACGACAAGATGCTGACCGACTACCTAAACACTTTTGGCGATAAATACGGCGCCAAGGTTGAGATGAACAGTATTCCTGTATCCACCAGAGACCCTAAGAGCACATCTTGGGGCGGTGGTATGCGTGGTGATCACCCATTCATTACCGTCCAAGACCTCAATGAACCATTTGATGGCATGGTAGATCTGATGAGGCGTGATCCAGAAACTGGCGAAGAAACTTTAGTTGGCAGAATGGCAAGGGCGGACTCTGAGCGTCTCATGGCTGAAGAGCTTCAGAAGCTGGACACGTTTAACCAGATCAAGCTCCACAACTTCCCCATCACACCAGAGATGCGTGAATCCATCAAGCAGAAGGGTCTACCCCTGTACCAACAGGTTGGCATCCCAACGGCTGGCGCTGGCGCGGCATCTCAAATGCTTGAGCCTCAAGAAGAGCCTGAATACAGCAAGGGCGGATCAATTGCCAAGATGGCGGCTCTTGCTAAGATGAAGAAGATGAAGGAAGAGATGGCGCCTAGAGCTGAGGCTGTTAAAGCTTTGATCGCTAGGGATCAGAACAGATACCTTGCCGACGTTGTCCCTAACTCACTGACAAACGCTGAGATCAAGGCAGAGATTGAGCGTATGGCGGCTAAAGCCCCAATGATCATGAAGCCTAGCGCATTGACTGAGCTAAAGAAGATTGTCCAGCAAGAGAAGGGTGGCTACGGCGCAAGGCGTGTAGAACGTGCGTCTGACGAAGTGCCAAACCTTGAGAACCTGTACAACCTAGATGCGCTCAAAGAACGGTTTCTAGGCGACAACGCCAAAGCGTTGATGACCATGAGTCCAGCGGACTTTGAGAAGTTTGCGTCTGAGTTGCAAGGTAAGACAAGCGTAGGCCCAAAGGCGGCGGAGTCAGCCAAGCAGGGCGAAATTACTAAGTACACCGTACCAACAAATGAGTATGTCAAACACCTTGAGCGAATTGCTATGTTTGATAGCGTTCCTTACCTTAACTTGGCAAAAGAAGAAGTTGGTCTGCCATTACTCCCCTACATTTCAGGTCATGAAGGTCGCCACCGCAGTAGAGCGTTGGCTGGCAGGGGTGAGAAGAGTAACTTGGTTGGTATAACCCCAACAATGGATCTGCGTGAGGGATTGCCACGGCGCTCTCAAGAAGAATTTATTGAGGCGATGAAAAAAGAATTAGAGTTGTCTGGTGGTTTGGTGTTGCCACAATCCGAGCCTATGCTTGGTGGTCGCCCACCAATTATTCTGCCTGATGTCTACGCTAAAGGTGGCGCAGTTAAACCAAAAGTTAAAGACGCAAAAAGCGGCAAGGTTACAATGACCAAGAACCGCGATACTATGTTCATGGAACTGAGCAACAAGAAGCTCAAAAG